GGGTATCTGTTTCGGGTTCCCACCACGAACCACCCGCCGATGGTTTGCGGTCGTATACGATGACCTCATGATCCGTGGACCTGAGAAGTTCCCACGCGACAGACATGCCTGTGGGTCCAGCACCCACGATGTGGACTCGCATTTATAATAAGGTACCAAAAATATTACGCCGGAAGATACAACACATTCCGCGTGAGTTGATAGAAAATCATGAGACACACCGTCAACACGGTTTGAAAGTCGAGGTACGGCATGGATGCGAATAGGAGAAACACGTTTAGTATGATGTGCATGGGAAATGGTTTCTCTGGTCCATACTTCGTGTAGAATCCGTACGTCGCACCCGCCGAAAGTATGATGGCATTCACGGCGGTGGCGTAGGATGGATTGTATAGGAACCAAGCTGTATACAGGAGTGAAACGTAAGATATGAATATAGATCTCCTGAAAAGCTCTCTCACGCTGTCGACTATTAACATGGGTTTTTTCTCTATCAATTTGGACTCCCAATGTGGACCAAGTATCAAATAGGAAACATACAGGATTAAGAAAATGTACCACATGTTTACTATCATCGTAGAAAAAAATATAAAATCTTAAATTATGTAGTAACATAGGGAACGTCAAATCAAAAGACGAGAATAATTGCGAAGCAACACCATGTTTTTTCAATTTTAAAAACACAAAAAACTTTTTTTATTTTTTCAGAAACTTTTCAAAGAAGAAAGCGTAGAAAAAAATAATTTTTTTATTTTTAATTTTCGAGATGACGAGAATTTTAAGGTTTTGTTTGAAAAAGACATAGTCTCTACATAAAGGGTAAAATGGTTTATGTAGGGACATACAGGATTTCAAATCAAAAGACGAGAATAATTGCGAAGCAACACCATGTTTTTTCAATTTTAAAAACACAAAAAACTTTTTTTATTTTTTTCTTTTCTTTTCAAAGAAGAAAGCATTCAAAAAAATAATTTTTTTTATTTTTAATTTTCGAGAATGACGAGATTTTTCAATATTGGTAAGAATCAGATATGACTTAAAGATTTACCACAACCCATGTATAAATGAAGTCTATACTCAAAGCTGTTGTACCCGGTCACAAGGGTGTGATCGTGGGGAGCCGAGAAGACATGATACAGCGGACACTTCGACAGAGTCGCGTAAAACTCACGACTAAATATATGTGGAATCCAAATCGTATGACGTACACAACGGTACATTACCTTCCCGACGGAACTCCGTATAATGCCATGACGTTAAAGAATAAAATATCTCGATATGATAAGGATGCGGACATGTGTCTCGCTAAAAGTTCACCCTCCGACAAAACAGAAACGTAAAACATGGAAGTTTGCGGTTGAATTTCTATGGCGCAAGAGATTCACAAAAAGTCAAGGTGAACTTGGTTCTTGGACTCGAGATCAGTTAATAGAACTCGGTCCAACATTTGTAAAGTTAGGCCAAATTGTATCAACGCGCGCAGACCTTTACCCTGTAGAGTTTACACGAGAGCTTGAATCTTTACAGGATAATGTCCCACCGATAGACGAGGGATGTGTAAAAGATGTTGTAAATGCGAACAATGTATTTTCAGAGTTTGAATATGTACCATTTAAATCGGCGAGTATAGGTCAAGTACACAAAGCTAAGTTATTGGATGGACGTGAAGTTGTAGTGAAGATAAAACGCCCCAATATTTACGATATAATGAAACGCGACACTGATAATATAGTGGATGTCGTGAATTTTTTAGAAAAAGTGGGGATAGACACGGGTGCGACTTCCGGTCGTGTACTCGAAGAGTCCATCGATTACCTATTATCTGAATCTGACTATGTGAAAGAGATGAATAATGCGAATCGCATGCGACGCGCTTTTAAGGGTGTGAAATGGGTAAAAATACCACGCGTGTATCGCGAACTGTCGAGTGAAGACATGATAGTCATGGAATATGTAAAATCGGAAAAACTTACGGAAATACACGACGAAGATGTAAACCCCAAAAAGGTGTGCGAAGCGCTCATCACATCTTATGTGATTCAAACCATGGAAAAGGGGCTTTTTCACGCCGACCCACACCCGGGAAATATAGGTTTTTCTAAAAATGGTAAACTCGTGTTTTATGACTTTGGTCTTGTGATAGATATATCTGATGAACTCAAAGAAGGTTTCCAAGACCTGTTTAAATGCATCATAAATAGGGACACAAAAGGTATAGTACAGATACTCATAAAACTAAATATAATAGTTCCGACGACGAGTGATACCAGTGACATTGAAATATTTTTCAAGACCGCACTGAACTATCTCGAGACACTCGATGGTGGGAGTTTCAAGAATGATATTCTCGAAGATGAGATACTCTTATCTCTCGCACAAAAGAAACCATTCACGATTCCTACATCATTCGTGTATCTCGCGAAAGCATTTTCTACGGTGGAAGGTACGTGCATAAAACTCGATGAAAATTTCAATTATTACGAATACCTCGAACCCATGATACGCGAACAATTCATGGATTCTTTCGATATTCAAGACGTGTTTTCGACATCATTTGAAATGCCTTCGCGTATAAAAAACATAAGCACAGCTGTCCTGGGCTTGGAAGAGTCCAGGGCATCTATGAAAAGATCGTTAGAAAAGACGAGAAAGGAAATGCGTTATGCGCAGTATAGTGTGTTATCTGCGGTCATAGCTGGGAACATGGTAGAACACTTACCTTCTTTTACATTATTGTCTGCGTTGAGTGCGTGGTTCGCGTTTACTTCTTATAAAAGTCGATAGAAACCTCTTCGTTTGGTTTCTTTTCTTCGGCAAAGAAAGCTTTGTGGCTTTCCAAAATCTCACGGGATCGAGTCTTTTCACCCTCTGCGATTTCGGAAAGACGCTCACGAATAGACGTAAAATCGTCCATTCGCTGTTTCTTCATCTTTTTTCCGTACTTCTTGAACTTCTTTCGAATCGCGTTTATGTTAGCTTGGGTCGAGGCAATAGAGAGCATGTTAATATAACATTACAAATTAATATTCAATCTTTTCAATTTTTCTTCGAATTCACGCCTTTCACCCGGTGATTCAATCTTTTCACCGGTGGCGATAGCCCTGATTTCGGGTCCAGTTAAATGCATGGCATCCGTGCGGAAATCCTTGAATGCCTCCATCGTGACGGGGACGAGGGGTTTGACCAGTTCGTAAATCGCATTAGCATATTCGCGAATTTCCATTTGGGCATGTTCATCCATGCGTAGATGAAGGTAATGCATGAGATTGTGAAGGTTGATCTTCCAATAGAATTCTGTGTACGTCGATTGTGGAAGGTTACCACGCGCTTGTTCTCTACAAGTACCTCTATCAAGAAGGTCTTGGTATAACTCAAAAGATTCACTGAGTTTTTCGGAAACCTTTGACGAGAGTTCTTCCCCTACATCTACGACACCTTCTGAACCTTGATTGTTTACTTTGGATTGCCCGCGTAAAACGTCTGGTTCGTAGTATTGTGTCGGAACGACGGAGTATCTGGCGGAGAGTTCGTTGATGCTGGCCATGCGGTGGCGCATATGCTGTCGAGCGATATAGATGGGCATCTTGATGTGAAACTTGAATTCCACCATTTCGAAGGGTGTTGTGTGCCAGTGTCTAAGGAGATATCGAATAAGTCCGCGGTCTCCTCGTGAGGTTTTAGTCCCATCTCCATACGAGACTCGGGCGGATTGTACGATGGCCGCATCCACATCTTCCCGAGGCATGTGGTCCACGAGGCGAACAAATCCGTGATCCAAGACATCTTTCTGCATGGTTAATTACATATAGGTTTAAATCTTTAATCCCATGACATCCTTTCTTTGAGGCGCCTTAATAAATAAGGTGTGAGTTCATATAAATTACCTACCGGTACATATCTATACTCTACACCTATTTTTTTACCCATTCCTAGCAATTGCGCTGTGACGTATCGGTCTTTGTCAAATTTTGTCGCGTATCGGAGTGATGGCGCATTATGTGTCGCTAAAATAGTGTGTGTATGTGGACACACGAGCGTGTATGTCATGGCTTTTTTGTATTCATTGTCAACGTCAGCTTTGGTATCAAATAAACCTTTTTGGTTTCTCAAGTATGCACCTCTCACGAGTTTCACACCGAGTTTAAATGAATCCCTGTGTGCTCCTTCTATATCGTGTAAGAGTTCCTCCATGGCGTCGCGTCTATACATCTGATACGTTTTATACACATGTACATCGTCTTTTGTATTGTGTTCTCCCATCATGTCATAACATATGTCTGGGTACAACACATCTTCGGCGTCTATGCATACCTTAACACCACACGTCTTCGCATGTTTTATGATATTATGTGCGCAATCTCTTGCATCTATCTTCGATTCTCTCGATCCAAAACTCGTGAGTTTTATGGCTGACATAGATCCGACGGGGAGTGCTGTGATGATTTCTTTAGTCGTCTCGGTAATGTGAAACGCCTCGGATAATCTACAATTTTCTTTTGCATAGTCAACTATGACTTTCTCGCCTCGCCTGTGTAACATTCGAATTACACGTGGGAGTTCGGTGAATGTTGCTGCATACCTGAGCATTAATCATTAAAGATATTTTTTTGTATCGGTCCATCTCGCGTTTATATTTTTCTACGAGGTTTTGCATTCTTTCGCGAGCTCCTCTATACTTTTATAATACCTTTTTAAATCTTTCATAAATCTCTTGTTTTTATCGAGACACTCACACTCGGGTTTGTTAAGGTAAATCCACGCGAGATTTGATTTAGAATAACGCGTTTCTTTTTGGTTTTGGTTTGGTTTTCTAGCCACAAGTTTTTTATTTTTTACGGTTTTCTTGAGTGGTTCCACGCGTTTCGTGAAACTAATGGCTTGCATCACTGTATCTGCGAGGTCATCTTTCTTTTTGGATTCTTTGAATATAGGAAGCCAATGTGAATTCACGGGATTGCTATTTAAAAAGGCTTCACACCGCTCGATGGATACTTTTTTTCGTTTTAGATACTGTGCTTTACCTGGACCACACACATCGGGAATCTTAAATTTTGCATCATAAATTATTGTTTCTGAATTTGGTGATTTTATAACAAAGTATGCATGTAAAAAGTTCTCTACCATTTTCATTTTCTTATTTCTATCAGGTTGCTTCTCTATAAGAATTATGTTTGAATCGAGTACCCATGGTCGTTCGTCTAGATGTTTTCTCATGGACACAAATAATCCGTCTTTGTGCTCGGGTGGTACACCCGAAACATCCCAGTTCACGACGAGATTGGATGTTTCCTCGAATTGACACATGGCCAGATTTCGTATACCAACATCTATACTCAAAATCATTAATTTAAAGAAAAATTATTTCTTTATCTATATAAATGAAGAACAGACAGATTAACACAATAGCTGTGATTGTATCACTGGTCGTCGTGGCATACTGGCTGTATACCATTCGACGTGAAAAATTGGAGGGTAAGGATTCCAAGGCGGTGAAATACATCAAGGAAGCTTCCCCAGAAAAGTTTATCAACCCATTCATCGTCTACGGTATGGCGAAGGAGTTAACTGAAGATGAAGAAAAACTCGCGAAGATCATCCCACTCGTGAAGTCAGGTGACCGCGAAGAATTGATCGCGTACCTTGAGTCTTTGTAAATTTTTGTTTTTAGTGGTAACAGTACACCACAGAGAACAAAAATGTAATTTAACGTCGCATACCGGGCATTTTCATTTTAGAAAAGTTCGCGGTCTTGAGTCTGTTTTGACCAGCTGGGGACATACCCATCATGGCCACGGCGATGATTATCATCACACACGACAGCACAGCGCCAATGATCGCAAATTTCATGGGACCGGTGACTGCACCAACCACACCCGATACCGCCTCACCAGCCGATTCAATGGCTTCGGCGGTCCCGCCAGCCTTGGACGCAGCGGTGGCTTCACCCGTGGCTATGATTTCGTTTGCCATTTTGTTGGTCGTGACAGCCGAGAGCAAGTTCTTCGCAACGGCCTGTGCGGCGAGATCGGCCGATATGTTTTGTTTGAATGTCAGGGATTCGTCATTAAAGCAGTATACTTCACCAATGTTAATTGTTTGGTCTTGAATATTAACAGCTTCATTTATCGTTTTCGTCAGGTTATTGGTTTCGAGATTAGTTTTCACGATGTTTTCTATTTCTGTGTTAATCTTTTGGTTGACGTTTTGTCTGTCACCGAATTGCATGTTCCCCATCTGTGTTTGCTTATCGAGTGCCGCCGACGCCTGTGCTTGAAGTTCGCTCACGATATCATTTTCAACGGATTGGAAACTTTC